ATGAAAAACAGAGAGTCCAATGTCAGCAGCCTACAAGAATTAGCCAATTTTGACATCGGCTATTCCTTGCTCACAAATGAAATCTATCTGTCCGCATCATTCATCGATAACATGGCCTGCATCCCACATTGGCCAGTAAAGGAGTTCCCAGACCAGTTTATGTGTATCTCACGTACTCGTGCAGAAGAATTGATAAAGGAGTTACAGAAAGCAATACACTACATGGATGCAGGCATTGATAACCCCCATGGTAAGTTCAACTAGTTTCCGACCTCACATATAGACACAGGGAATTTTTTGTACAGTGTAGATACTCCAACATCGTAAATAATTGAAACCTGCTTTCGATCCATTCCATTTTTTATCAAACGTCCCATTTGCGCCCATTCTTCACTACTAAATTTTGGGCGCCTTCCACCAATACGTCCTTCTGCGCGTGCGGCTGCTAAACCGGCCCGGGTGCGTTCGACAATAAGCTCTCTTTCCATTTCAGCCAGCGCGCCCATTACATGAAAGAAGAATCTCCCCATAGGCGTACTCGTATCGATGCTATCCGTCAGGCTCCGGAAGTTAACCCCTTTCTCCCGCAGTTCCTCCACTAATACAACAAGATGTCGCATGCTGCGGCCGAGGCGATCCAGTTTCCACACCACCAGCGTATCCCCTTCTGATAGCGTCCTGAGCACCTTTTTTAATCCGGGTCTGTCGGACACCTTACCGCTGATCTTGTCTTCGAAAATCAGCTCACATCCTGCACACTCGAGCGCATTTCGTTGTAGTGCAGTGTTCTGGTCATTTGTTGACACGCGTACATAGCCAATAAGCATGATAAATCCCTTCGCTAAAAGCTGGGATCATGCCATCTGTACCTGAAATATTCATTTTCGCAAACGTTGGTTTGGGAGATGCGGCTAAACAGGGCGTGGCAACAATTCAGCAGATGCAGGTTGGGACGGCAACAAATTTACTGCCAACCGTAGCTGCCGTTATGGGGCTGTTCAGCAAGCGCTCGTTTGGACAAAACGATTTTATCCGCATTCCTGATGTTCCTGGTGGGCTGATTGTTCAGTGGGGGAAAAGTGGAGGTGCTGATGCAGCAGGTCTGATTAAAATTAATCTGCCAACAACTTTCCCTGGAGCATATCAAAACGCGCAAGCTATCTATTTTTCACCAAACAGAAAAAGCCTGATTGCGCAGGTTGCAAGCCTGACAGCAACAGAACTCCAGCTATTTGCTACGTTTGCTGACACTAATACACCGGCACAAAGTGCTTCTTTGTGGTGGATTGCAGTTGGGAACTAAGGAGAAAACGAGATGGTTTATTTTATTCCCGGCAATCTGGGCTTTATTCCTGAAAGCTGGAAATCTGACGGTACATATTCAGATAAAGAATGGCCTGACGATGCGGTTTTGCTCTCAGATAGTGAGGCTTTAGAGTTCTGGAAGCAAAACCCACCAAATGGAAAAACGTTGGGCGCTGTTAATGGTCGCCCAGCATGGGTTGACCTTCCTGAGCCAAATTATGATGAACTGATTGAAATTGCTGAGCAGCAAAGGACACGCCTGATTGATGATGCCATGCAATCAATCGCCGTGATTCAGTTGAAACTACACGCAGGTCGTAAACTAACGGGTGAAGAAACCCTCAGGCTGAACCAAGCACTTGATTACATCAATGAGGTGGAGGCCGCAGATACCTCCACCGCGCCAGATGTCAGTTGGCCTGAGCGCCTGGCTTAGGAGGCCAGTCAATATTGGGGGCTTTTGTTGTATCGATTCGCATCAGGAGCACCCGATATTTTTTCCAGTCTGTAAGTTCACTGGCTTCATCAGCAGTTGCGATGCCTGCTTCAACCGCGTCCTGTCGCCAGGCTATTTCCGCATCTGCTTCAGATCTTAAAGCCTGTCGTTGTTGTTCTGCGATGGCAACCCGTTGCTCCTGCGACGGAGGCGGCAGCGATGGTGGATTTGTCAGTACCGGGTAGCCATTTTCATCGGGAACAATAATTTTCCCGTTAGCCTGACCAATAAATAAATCACTATACTCAGAAGCTGTTATTTCAACTGCATCTTCAGGCCAGCCCAGTGGTGAACCCTCAAATAAATCCCGGCCTGATTCCAAATAAAAGCCTTTATTGTTTGCACTATAAAAATATTTCTCAGCCATGATTAGTATCCGAATGCAATATATTTACCCTGACGCGGAGAAACATCAGCATTACCCTTATTTATCGTTGCCTGAGCAGGACTAAGCCCCAGTACACCAATCTGGTCATTAGCTGAAATTTCAGGAACAGGGATTACCATCAGGCATTTTCTTGAAAATGCCTGGACAAATGTCACTGTTACGCTTGCGCCAGCCGCCGCCCCTATAGACCAGTCCCCGACACGAATTTGTAGCATTGCTGGTAATACATTAAACCACATCCCAAAACCGTCTGATGAAAACGTCGCACCGGGATTCCCCGCACTGTAAACACGGCTGGGGCCGTCATACAGACCAGAAGAGGCGGTAATGCTTCCTCCGGTAATATTGACATTATTCGCGTTCTGTTTTGCCAGACTTCCCAAACCAAGGTTTGCGAGACCGTTTTTTGACGTTAATACAGGAGTCCATTTTGCTGATGGTGGCTGGCTACCAACATTTGCATTTTGTAAGGACTGATAAGATTCACCGTTATGTGTGCAGTTCGAACCGAGATGATATTCCTGTTCTGCATGCCACTCTGGAACCCCCATTTGGTGCTGATACGCAATGAACTGACTCATTGCATACATTGCCGCATTGAAGTCCTCAAGCGAGGGGTGTTCGGAAGCGCCAACAATGCCCCATCCGCGAAGGAATGATGCCGTAATTTGCGAGGTCAGGTCGTCTGCCTGATTTGTTCCCCCAAACACAGTTCTTTCCATTCCCTGTGCATCAGAGGCAAAAGCCCGAACATTTCCCTGATATCGTGCAATCTTAGACATGGATTTTCCTCGATAAAAAACCGCCCTGGTAGGCGGTATTAAACTTGCTGGCGAATCCTCTGGCCGAAGGGTTTCGCGAGAAACCGAATGTCAGACCAGGAGTCACCTGATAAAAATAATCGTATCGAACGCCCGCAGGTTTCGGCAGCAGGCCAAGCTTCACAATCAGGCGTAACTCTTCAACTGATACCTGCGGCGAAACGTTCAGCGCAAGCGTCATGTCTTTTCTGTCGGTCACGTAAGCTTCACCGTTGAATGCCGTCTGTATTACATCCTGCAGGCTGACTCGATCGTCTGACGCTATCGTTGCACCAGCGGCGTTTCGCGCAATTTTGACCCGGAGGAACCTGCGATACTCATTGTCAGCCAGTTGGTAATCACCATATGCCGGGGAAAACTTGCTGTAGAAAGGTGCTCCGACATACGCGGCATTAGATTTACTGTCGAAGCCTGCGGTATTCAGATGTCCGTCAAACCCGAAAAATACACGGGCAATAACAGCCGGCACACTGCGGGGAAGGCCGACTATCCGGCCAATAACATCAAGCCGGTATCCGGTAACCCGGTCGAGATCAAAGTTATCTGGGTTACGAATAAAATCGGCGATGATTTGCCAGTGCCTGAGCATGGCCTGTATCTCTGACCTTGCATTTTTCTTTTCCCAATATTGCTTGATGAGCATTAGCGTGTAGCGGTTAATGATGTCGTCATTCACTGGACCACCTCGTTAACGTCTATATTTTCCACACTCAACGTGAACTTTCCCTGAAATCCTGGCGATAACTCAGCATCGGTGTAATCTGCCCCATTACTACTAATTTGCAGATTGGTCAGTACAAAATTTACCCGTCCTACCCCATACCCATTCTCATAAAATTCATTGGCATCCACAGACTCACCAATATGCATGGTGCGTGATGCTAGAGATTTTTTGAGAGCATCGATATCTATCGGTTCGCTTTGGATCTTCCGACGGGCATTAAGCCTGATATGAAGCGGCTTATAGATGGGTCGATCAAACTGAAGTTCATGGGCTATAAGAAATGAGGTGCCGTCAGGCCGAATCAGGGTTTCGGTGTAGCGCCCGGTTATGCTGCCTTTCGTTCCCGTTCCACCGCCTTTCTGTTTAACCATCACCTCTACAATTTCTGAAATTGCTCCCCCCTCAACGACCAGCCATATTGAATTGGCCGGGATCCCCGTCGTTGGATTATCAATTTTTGTGTCGTTCTCGCCGATATTCAGATCAATTACACCTGTCAGTTGAGCAACTTTGGCGAAAACCGCACCAGTGCTACCTGTTGCCGGGTTCTCAAGCGACCGGTTCCGGCGTTGCCTGAATTCTTCAGGCGTTTCCTCATCCCTACCGACCACAACCGCGGAATCAGAGATAATGCTCACAATCCCTGGTTCTGGTGTGAGTTGAATGAAGGTGTCGTTCACAAGCCCAGTAACTTTCCCAAAGTTTTGAGCAAAAAAGGTGGCTGTTGTGACGCCCGCCGGAACGGTCACGTCCTGTCGGATAGCCCAGACCTGATTTGCCTGATCCCGTATCTTGTACCCGCTATAGAGAAGCACCGGCCTGTCTGTTGTGACTTTAAGGTCACGCTGAGACCGGGAGCCAGGGCGAAGGAAAAGCCCGTGAAGTTTGGCGATAATCTGCTGCATATCACCAGTATTAAAATCGGGGTCCATTTGGGAATAAAGCCATTGCAGCGCAGCTTCAATATCTGCCCGAGCCTGAGCTTCGATTGCCACGCGTTGACCGTCGGGAGATTCCTGGTCTAAATCGATATCCTGACCATAAATTCCCTTATATCCGTCGCTCAGTTCCTGAAATAACTCCCGGAGAGTGTTTGTCTCAAGGCCGTTGTCGCTAAACTGTAGTGCCATTCTTCAACGCTCCGTTGACCGGGAAGGTGATCGTCTGCTGGTCATAGACGGTCTCAATGCTGAGTTCGATTTTTTGTGACCGGGTGGCCTTATTGACCTCCATCGCCAGAGCGGTAATGCGCATAACCCCATCCGTCGCCAGCGTCACGCGCTCTATCTCCCGCAAAATCTCCTGCTCGGTGTTTTTCTCTGATAACAGGTAAAGCCAGTCGATGTTGTCATCCATGTTGAGAGGATTATCGTTTTTGAACGAGCGGATCCGGCATTTGGCTTTCTGCGCGATAGCAGCGCCGCCGGTTATATAGTTTGCCTTCCCGCGCCCAAATCCCCAGTCGTCATTCTTATCAAGTGCTGAAACAATCATGAGATCTCCGTGACAATACCGTTGGTAACTGTGATTGTTTTCCCGTCATCGCTTCGAAATGAACCAGACACCCCAGACTTACCGCCTGTCTTTACCTGTGAATATTGGAGTACATTTAGAACATCGCATTCTTCCAGAGTCGTCTTACCCTCTTTCTGGGTAATATTCCCTGTGAGGTTTAAATCACCCTCATGGTCAGTATCCCCTTTCATCATCCTGTTCTTCTTAGGGATAGTGATCGCGGTAGCCTGTGGGTTAACCCCACACAGAGCGAAGCCATCTGAATAATCGTGCATACGCATTTCAAGTGGTGAAACAAAGTCGCTACCCGCATACCAGGCGTCATAACAACGCTCAGAGATAAGGACGAGGCAATAGTCACCAGCCGCAATTGGTTCAGCGATATAACTATCACCGCCTTGCAAAATTACCGGGGGGACTTCAATGAACTCTGGGAGTTGCTTGCTGCTTCCTTTCACAACCCGATTGATAACGGGGACGCAACTGATTGTTTTGTCATTTACAGACGTTATTTTTGCGACAACAATGGTGTGAACATCGGCCAGAGCGAATTCAACACCCAGGCTGATAGTGTCGTGAAGTTCTTCAACCATAAATTTCGCCCATAAAAAAACCCGCGATTATGCGGGTTTGAGAAACTAGTTATCTATGACGCCAAGTAGATATCCATGAATGATAAAAAGCCAACCTGAGTGGGCTTCGTCTATTATTGCTTCATGCCATCCATAAACCATGCAGATCGATTTTTAATGTCGGAAAAAAGCATTGATGTTGTGACATTAGATAGTGTCAAAGGAACCACTTTCCCCGCGCCAATTTCTATATCGTTTTCCACAATCACAGGGTCTTTCCCTATATATACCCCAACAAAATTCGCTGTAATTGTTTTATCGGTGTCATTCGTCAAATTAAGAGATAAAGATACATCTGAAGGAGAGAAACCTCCCGCAATGCTTGGTTTCTTTCTCGCCTGATCAAGACTTTGCTTTAGCTTTTGACCGAATGCGACATAAGCAAAATTTTTCTCAGTGTCACGCAATACCCTAATTTGACTTGTCGAGTCTGCCACCTTGTTGGCTGGGCCATATGCAATAGGGACTGAAAATGATGCAAAACTATTAAATTTCTTCTGAAAACATTCTTTAAACTCACTTTCAGGAATTATTTTTGCTATTTCATTCTTAGCATCAACTAATCCTTTCGATGGTTGGCGGGAATCCTCGTAACTATTGCAAGCGGGGACTTCAACATATAAATCTGCAGAACCTGTTTTTAGTTCGCTGCCCAACAATCCTGACAGGGGTATCGATGCCCCCATGTCAATTTTGCAGCCATTCAGTGCCAGCGCCGAGACCACTACCGCCCCCAACATCACTACCTTTCTCATATCACCACTCCTTTGCAAAGGGACTATGATGTTAGCACTGCCTAAATAAATAATTCCAATTGTTTGGGTAATGAATTCCTTTATCTAACAACGCGATAATTCCCCGCAGGCTGGCACACGATCTTCTGATACCATGCGGCCCCGTTGTTCTGCCCACTGGTTTCAATCTGGTATATCTTATAAACCCCGTTTAGCGCGGGGTTCGTTACACTTTCAACAGCGCAAAGCCCACCGATCACCAGCGTAGGATTCAGTTTCGTGTCGAATACTATTTGCCCTTTTGATTGAGGGGGTAGCGTGCTTGAGTCAACCTTATCTTTGCTACCGCCCCCTGGATCGGTTTCCGGGTCGTTAGTGGGCTTTTGCCCCTTCTGACCGCCGGCATCTTGTGCGCTAATCTTCGTTGCCTGAGGCGTATTTAGCAGACCGCTACGCGCATTCACGACTGGAATGTTACCCGATGTAACCTCATTAGCCTTTAGGATGTGGACGCGCTCATCTTTGATGAAAAATGACTCGTCAGGCGCAAGGGTATCGGTAAGAATTTTACTGGAGCTACCTACCAGAACCTTCGGCCTGATAAGCGCCTGTTGCTTCGTCACAGAGCCTTTTTTCGTGTTTGGCATGTCCTGCAAAACGGAATCGACGACCTGATCCTTACCGCGCACCGTGCGCGATGTGAAGGAATTGATATAGTCGTGACCGCCGTCTTCGCATTCAAGGCTGACGATGTGGATCGCACCTTCACGTTTTACCGCCCCGCTTTTAACCGAACCCTGAAATACCTGGCGCAGCTTGCCGTCGTAACCCACCTCGAGGCGAACGGGGATATACTTCTCTTCATCTTCGGACTTGAGCAATTGCAGGCGCGTGGAGGGCTTTAAACCGTTGATGGACACACTCAACTTGCCGAGTGACTTCTTGTCCACGGTTTCCAGCGCCTTGAATGACATGGTGATCGGTGGCTCGATAATCACTGCTTGATTGCCGAGCCCTACCGTCAGCCGATAGTCACGGTAAAAAGTATCCATCACGGCACGTCTCCCCCGCGAATATCAATCATCTCTTCCGGCGTGACCAAATACATTTCGATGCGCCCACTGGCGAAGTCATCAGCCCGATACGGGTCAATGCCGGAATTGTCAGCGCAAAGTAACACAACGTCGAAAGGCCAGTTCTTGTGCCGAAAATGTAGCGTCCCGAGGGACAGCTTCACGCCATCGATGTAATCACCGTTGTACTCCACGCGCATTTTCCACATTTCAACCGTAGGCAGATAACGAATAGTGACCACAGCCTCACCACGGTCAAAAATCAGAACATGCCGCTGGATAGGTTCGTCAGTGATGTTGGTTATCGGGTCCATACGTTGCTCTCATTAGAATAAAGATTTCGCCGCACCTTTTAACGAGGTCATGACTGATTTTGACTGGCTAGCCCCGTTACTTTTTTTAGAATTACCAGCGGGCGTCTGCGCGCCCTTATTAGCAACGCCTGCTGTTTTTGATTTAGCAGCTACCGAGGGGGATTTGAAGTGCTGCTCTATCGGTGCAGTAGTCAGTTGCGTGAAGGTAATTTTTGTAAAACTGGCCTCAAACTTAGTTTCCATCGTCTGATTGTCAGTGCTGATGAGCAGGCCGCTTAATGCCATATTTTCATGAGTGCGATAATCTACCTCCACGGAAATAAGCTGCTTGCCGTAGTAGACCCCCTCAAGGAAGTCGAGAAATTGCTCACGTATACCTTTTGCGCCACCAGTTGACGGGTTGCCCACCAGCCCAAACAGGTCGGCACCTTTATCAGCCAGGCGTTTTGCCTTTAAGATGGCCTGCTCTGCGCGGTCGGCAATCTCATTCATTTTTTGCAACTGCTGCTGCGTCTTTGTGGGGATGTACTCCAGCACCTCGCCATACTTCGAATAATCTGGCATCAGGCTAAAAGAAGAGTTTGGTTTCGCATCGACATAGATATCGGCAACAACACCGCTGATTTTTATCGTCAGAGGGCCGTTGATAATATCGTCAGACGCGTTACTACCGTCCTCCAGCATGTCTACCGGAACCTGAGATGGGTATTCAGTAGCGTCGCTCACTCGGGCAAACATTGAGAACCCGCCGATCCCTACCTTTTTAACAGTATCTTTGCCAGAAGATTGCGCCTGCATGAGGCCGTCTATAATCCCCATTAACGACCTCCTCTGCCACTCAACCGGTTGGCATCCTTCATGTTTTGTTGCAGGCTATCTGCCGCAGTATTCCCGGCGACAACCGGATCGGATGTGTTGATGTGAATCGTGTTCTGCTGGCTGACGCTTGAATTGCTTGTCACGCCACCACCAGCGATCCCCACCGCAGCATTCATGCCATAGGGGATGCCATCTGGACTCATGCCGCCGTTACCGCCACCGGTTACTCCCTGCTGCTGTTCATCCTCACCGAACCCGAAGAATGACTTTGTCGCATTCCAGGCATTTGAAGCAGCGTTGCTGATAATATTGCTGATGTATTCCCCCAGCCCAGCAAAGATGTTTTTCGCCCAGTCAATAAAGGCCGTGAACGGTTTTTTCATCAGTTCAACGCCGTTATCGAAGATTTTAACCACATCCCCCCATGCACCTTCAAAATCGCCCGTGACTAACTTCCATAGTGCTGAGAACATCAGCTTCGTGTTTTCGATGGCAGTAGTGAATACATCAACGACAAACGCGCCGGCATCGCCAAACACGTATTTAATCGCATCACCAACGACACCAAATGCACCAGTGATAAACGCTATAAGAGAATCAAAGACATTCTGCGCATCCTTCATCGCATCCTGAAAATCACCCGTAAACGCACCTGTGATGAGATGCCACACCATCCTGAACATGGAGGCAATCGCATCCGCAAGCGGTTTAAACACGCCAATGGCGTAGTTTATGAAGGCCATGAGCGACGCTTTCGCCTCTTTCAGTGCGGGAACAATATCTATTCCCCAGTTATCTTTGAAGAAATCAGCAATAACGCTTTGGCCACCTTCCATAGCCGTCAGCAAATCATCGATAACAAGAACGACAGCGATAATGGCGGCAGTGATCAGTACGACAGGAGAGAATATGGTTGCCAGCACCGTTCTAAGTCCTATAGCTGCAATTTTCCAGGCTACAAATCCGGTAGTAATAAGACCAATAATCGGCAGGAATCGGCGGATCATACCCATGACGGAGAAAATAATTTCACCAAGATGGGCCAGCCCGTTTTTGATGATGTCTTTATTAGCAATGAGAAAGTCCGTAAACCCATCCACCAGGTCTTTCAGCACTGGCACAAATCCGACGGCAACCTGAAATTTGATACCATCAAAACCTTTCCCCAGCGTAGTCAGAGAATCGTTGTAGGCCGCAAACTGATCGGCCTGGTCTTGCGTCACAACACCAAGCGCCTCAGCCTTGTTCTGCAACGATGATATTTCTTCGCCCGTCATGGATAGCAACTGCACCATGGAACGGTCTATACCCATCTTATCCAGAACAGAAAACTTCTCTGCCTGGCTCATGCCGTGCAGTTTGTCGGCCAGTTCACGAAAAATCACATCGGAGTTTTTTACCTGCCCGTTCATATCCTTGAACTGAAGGCCCAGCCTTTCAGCAACGTCTTTTGCTTCCCCCTCTCCGGTGGAAACGAACTCCCCCACTCTTTTTGTCATCTCACCGAGCGAAGCCTGCAACGCATCAACACTTGAACCATTTACGGACGCCGCGTAACCCAGTGTCTGAACGGTCTCGATCGCCACGCCCGTTTCCCGGGAGAACTGGACCAGCGGATCAATAGACTGACTGACAGACGTCACCCAGCCAGCAACTCCTGCAGCCGAACCGGCGATAGCAGCCCCAAGACCGGCAAGCAGACCAATAGACGCTTTCAGATTCGCATTGAAGGTTTCCTGCGGCGCCAGATCACCGATAAAGCCGAATTTGGTAATAAGCTCGTTAACTATCGCCATTCCGCGCCTTCTCCATCTCGTAGTGTTGAATGTCTGCGCTGATATTCTCGAACTCAAGCATGTCAAACAGCTCTGGTGTGTCTAATTTAACAAGTTCGTGATAGGGGCCGTATCCGGCCTTTGACAGCGCCAGATACATGCTCATGTCGTCGCTTATGTTCGAGGATTTAACGTAAATTTCTGAACGTCTGGAGCTTCTGAACGTGAGTTCATATTGCTCCCGCCCATAAAAGGCAGGCTGATAACCTGAAGCGCTGTTGTGATTAGCATGACGTAATCACCAGGGTAGGATTCGAAGTGTTCCGGCTGCTTGGACAGTTGCACACCGTCAAACAGAACGTAATCGAACATCAGGCGTTCAATTTCCTCGAATCGCTCTGAGTCCAGAAACTCCAGGGACTGCCGCGATAACTCAGAGGCAATGCCTGTGAAGAAAGCAAAAACCTTGCGGCGTTTTTTGTGTGTCATCGCTGCAAAGTCGTAGCGGTTGCCGTTAATCTCAGCAAAACCGTCATCGTAGACCGCCTTGATCATCTCGAGTGCTTTTTTCTGCTGTTCTTTAGACATATCTCGCCTTATACGTTACGCACGACATTGCGGTACTCAATGGTGTATTCCATCAGTGCGTTAACGTCCTGGTTGTTTTTGGTTTGCGTCGGTTGTGTGGTGATAGAACCGGCCTGTAGATCGTAGGTTTCCTTCAGTGCCGCGCCGTCGCGCACGAACGACTCTTTAACTGAGCCATTAAAGACAACGGGGATCGCAGCGTTACGCTGCTGGTTGAGCCAGATATCATCGTTAGAAAACTTCTGGACGCGTATCACCATCACATGTACCCCGGCATCAACACGCCCGGAGATTGTGACGCCGTTATTCGCACTATTGGCGCGGCTTGTAAGCGGATTGGATGGCGTCAGCGTGACGTAGTCCCCCGCTGCGATATCCGTGATGATTCGCCCATTAAGAACGATGGTCGCGGTATCTGCACTGATAACAATCTGAGACATTTACCGCTCCTTATTTATTGAAATTGATGATGATATCGGCACTGTGAACAGCACCAGCATTCTTCACTGCTACCTGAACAACCGGGGATTTGCGTTCCTGCCTGTCTGCGGTTGACTGGTCTTTCAGGTCACCGGCCAGCACGTAATACCCGTTTTGCTCGATATTTCGCAGAAACATATCCCGATCCCCGAAGAAGTCAGGCAGCGTCCAGGTACCCGGATTGAACACCCCGGCCTTCACAAACCCATGCGTGGTTTTCTCTACACAGTCCTCTAACTGATCAACGCCATAATAGGTTTGTGGGACTTTAGTCGGCGTGGTTTTAAGGAGGTTGAAGGAATCCGTCTGCACTGCGTCAACGTAGGCCATCAGGTTATAGACGTTGTCGACAAAATCATTAGCACCGCTCGACAGCACGCAGGGAACGTCTTTAATCGTGGTGTAGATGTCGAGACCTACGCGCTTCGCTTTGTCGATCTCCGTCTGCTCATAACTTTCGGCCGGCACGTTCATCGTTTTGAGGTGCAAAGTGATTGCGGTACGTTCTCCGTTGAAATTAACGGTATGCGTGCGCGCCATATAGCTGACACCAAATTTCCGGTTGCCTGCTTTGCTGTAGAGCATGCGGAAATTACTCTGGCTGGCGAGTGTTACCTCCCATGCCGGGTTAGTCGGATCAACTTCCAGAGCTGCCGAACCGGTAAATGTCTCATACACGATTACCGCGTTCGCTTTAGCCCATGAAGCGATCAACGGCACCTGCGCATCCAGAATTTTGTCGATGAAGGCCGCGCCTTTTACGTTGACCTGCGCTTTGAGTTTGCTGAGAGATTCCAGTTGTGTTTCCGGTGAAATCTCAGTTGATGCGCTACCGTTTACCAGCGAAGCGCCGGAACCCTCCGCAACCGCCAGCAGATCGCCAATAAAAGAGCCACCATCCAGCACTGTCGGATAACCAACAACAGAGTTAGTCCCTGTCGATTTGCTGGTAATCGCTATACGGCTGCCATCAAAAACAACCGATGCAACATCTGGCGTAATTTTCGCCTGGATTTGGGCGATAACATCTGCCAGTGTCGTCGCCGTCATGCCATTAATTTCGGTCACATCGTGCTTCGTGCCGTCAATCTCAATACTGAATGACCAGTCAGACTTCTCGCGTAACGCTGGCAGTACGACTGCCTGAGAAATCTCACCACCACGCAGTAAACCGCTGGTCGCAGGCAGCGTTTCCCCGGCAGCGTTCCAGTAACCGACGATCAGCGTGCCACCCGCGGATACCGGGTTAGGGCTGGTCCCGAAAAACACATTCGCAAAAGCTGCGGTGACCGAAGAAGCCCCCCAGTCCTGTTCGACAGCAGGTGCGCTTTTGTATGAACGCCAGCGTTCAGCGGTGCTCAATACCCCCGGCTGGCTGGTCAGAATCGCGCAGACGTTCATGTTATCGCGCGCCGCCGCCCGCCCCTCTTCGAGAAGCGTCACATTAATGACGTTATTAATTGATGCCGACATTTATTTGTCCTCTAAAAATTGAAACTGCGGCGTATCGATGCGCAGTGTCTGCACGTTCCGCGCAGGGGCATACTGAACATTGAAACTCAGGTGAACACGGTTGCCGTGGGACTGCCCCAGGAGTTGCCCCACATCGATGATGTTTGAGACGGCCATGATGGTGAGTGAATGTATTCGGCGCAGTTCGTTCGCGTGCTGGCTTTCACTCAGCATCAGGAAGTTTTCAGCGTTGACGTAAGCCTTATCCCCGTAAAACTCCAGGACAATCGCGTGGCTCACTGAGGCGCTATAAGTCATCACTTCAGCGTCACCATTAAAGCGCTGTCCCCGGGCCAGCACTGATTGCGGTAGTGAGCCGTTTACCACGATATAACTGGTGGAAAAGTCGGACGCCTGCACGTTCCGACGGTCGAACTTGATCAGCTGCTCGTCGTAGTCCAGAAGGTCACGCACGAAACGCGCGACCGCTTTCAGGTGGGGTTGTGTCATGGCGTTGGCACCAGTAGCGGGAGCCGGGTTTCCTCGGCGATGACAGCGCAGAATCCGTAATCCATAAAATCGGCCGGGGACACGACTTTGTAGTCCTTGCCTCCCTTCTCGATAAACTGACCGGTTTCAATTTTCAGCCGAGCATGAATCAGCAGATACTCTTTCGACCAGTCCAGACTATCCAGCGTCAGATTCTCTTTGTTCGCGCTTTGCACCACCGCCAGAATGTCCTGGCAGCTAACAGTCACGGACGGTTCAAAATCGATAGTGGTTTCAGTGCGGGTTTTGAGTTTTACAGGCTGTTCCCAGCCGATTAATGCGTCGCTCATATCAAGGTCTGATAAGTCGCTCACTTACGAACCTCCCACGTTATGGCACCACGCAGGGCGCCTGTATCAATTAACGGCGCAGACGATCCTTTAGCCTTTTTAGTTGCAGCAGTGATATCCGGCCACGTGCCATACCCGGCAGTCTCAAAGGCTTTCACGCTGATATTTCGTGCTGTCGCGCCTATCAAATTTAAAGCGGTGTCAGCATCCATACGCCCGGAACCTACGGCTTCACAGGCCTTTTCGATTGCCCGGTTAATTTCCGACTTTTTGAGGGTGAAAGGAGCGCGAAGAAAGGAGCGTTCGGGAATGGTTATCTTGTGGGCCGCCGTAAAGCCGCTAACCGGTCCCATGAAGGTCTTGCGGGTAAAAGTAGCTTTTCCACCGGTTGCCATATACCCCGTCCCGCCAGGGTGATCGATTTCAGCACCGAACTCGTGAACCGCCCCGATCTCAATTATCGATGTTCCGTCATCGTGGGTTTTATTTCCCACCTTGCCCGCTGGCAAACCTACTGCAACGTAATGCGTTTTCATCGCCTGCAGGTTATTCAGGTATTCGGTGGTAAGCTTTAGCGTTTCTTCCGGAGTCATAAAAAACACTCCCTGTTAACTACCGTATCGCCAGCACATGCACACCTACCAGCTTACGAAGCCTCAGGTACTCCTGACCGAATGAGCTTGAGCCGTATCCATCATGGCTGGCCCCAAACCCGGCATCGGGCGCAGAGTATCCCAGAGACACGCCTGCAACGGATCGGCTGGTGATTGTCTGTAGGGGTTTCCCGTTACTACTTCCGGAGGGAGTGAGCGCGCCAGCCGCATACAGCAGATGCGCCGCTAAAGCATGAAGCCCTTGCTCGTAGAGCTTGTTCCACACCTTGCGGCTCATCTGGTTAGCTGCATCCTGTAGCGCCCCCTCTATGCGTGCAGGGGCAACACTGGCGAACTCGGGGTAACGAACGGTGAATTCCATGCTACCCCCTGTGATTACTCTGCCGGAGAGGATTTGTAATCCACATACACCGCGGACTGCGGCTGTTTCCACATCGCGCCACCGAAGGCAGAACGATAGCCACACTCATAGGTCAGCAGATCACGCTGTCGTACCGCCAGAAGCTCCGGCATATGCACTTCCATTTCGACGTAATCGGCTTCGTAGGTGTATATGGCCAGGCGGGTTTTACCCGATTTGATACCTACCGCGTAATTGCTCGGGACTTTCACGAAAGTAATGTTGAAGGACTCATTACCAGAAGCCTTACGCAGCGCCGCCATAATGCGATCCATCGCCGCAATCGGAAGCAGGTCAGTACCCACAACGATCGGGTTCGGGTCGAATTTCTGCATGGCGAGCATAAAGTCGCTGGCGTCCATCGCAATATGTGTTGGCTGGATGCGATAGCTGGATTTACGCCAGGCCACGTTGTAAGCATCCAGCACCAGCTTCACGAATTCATCAGAGGTCATTTCGGCGATGGTTTTTCCTGAAGCATCGATGACAACCTGAACCTTCGCGCCTGTCAGCAACCCTTCCTGCCCTTTAACTCCGCGATGGCCTACGTATCCCGCGTACTGGATTGTTGCGAGGGCGTTGGCATACAAATCATCCTGCTTTTTGGTCTGCAGGTTGATGTTCAGACGTGCGATCTTCTCCAGTTCCTGCTGAGTCCAGGTTGCGGCTTTAGCCCACTGGCCAACAGGCGCTTTCAGCCATTCGATATCACTATCAATGGTTTTCAGGCTGTTGGTTTTGTTACCAATGATGCCGTCTTTCACCGAGCCGACCACTTCGGACACGCCGAAATCCACATATTCCAGGGAGAAATCGAGGCCTTCTTTGACCGGGAGAGCCTCGCCGATATTAATCTCCGGCAGCTCTTTTTCCTGTAACTCCATGTCACGTTCGGTCAGCGCTTCCTGCAATACTTCTTCAAAATCTGCTGATACCATAGGCATTTGTTATGCTCCTTCCGCTGGCTGTGCTGCCTGCTGTACGTAACCCAGGGTGATAGCCACGCAGTTGTTGCCCGCGCTCACATCTTCCACCCAGTAGCCCAAATCAATATTGCCGGTTGCTTCGGTCGTGACCTTCCCGGCATCGGCCCCCGTCGCCACGATGTATGCCGCCGCGCCACGAGTAAAATCAGCGTCATCGACTGTCAGCGCGCCGACGCAGTCGCCGTGAGAGAAATGCCCTACGTTGACCTGCTTGGTGTGCGGTGCACCATCACCGTAAATGTCACGCACCACAATCCCGTGAATGCGTTTGCCAGCTGCGAGAGGCATCACGCCGCCGTCCGGGTTGACAGCTACGAACGTGCCATAGGGCAACTTCGTTTCGGTCAGGTTCTCTTCCCCCCAGACTTTATCGTTAGAGCTGGAGGCGCGTTTGATTGAACCTGGTTTAATAGTGCCGTCGGCACCATCCCAGTCAGTGAATCCGAAAGCCATAGTTATTTACCCCCAAGGCGTTGAGTTGCGGTTTTAGTGCTTTTATTGGCGGAGTCGTTAAACAGATGAGCACCGATTTCACTGCGTGGTTTCGAGGTGGCCTGAATGGCTGCATAAGCCGCACGGACTTCGCTGTCAGTCATTGCTTTGACCTCAGCATCGTTAAATGCTTTAGTGCTCACCAGTACGGCGGCGCGCACGTCACGCGCTGATTTGGCATCATTGAAGCTGACTTTAGGGAAACGGGATTTCGCGTCTGCCAGTGTGGTGCTGGTTTCATTGCCGGATTTCAACTGCTCCAGTTCTTCTTCCAGTGCTTTAACCTTCGCTTTCAGATCGGCGTTTTCGGTTTCCAGCGCAGTGATTTTCGCGTCCTTGTCGTCACCACCAGCGGCAGGATCTTCATCGTTCGGCGATGGTGCCCCCGTCATGCCTTCCAGTTGAGTTTTAAGGTCAGTGAGTTGCGCCAGCACTTCCTGAGCCTTTGCCGTCGCCTCGTCAGTCCCTTGCCCCTGGAGTTCTTCCAGCGCCTTTTCCAGCGCGGCGATCATGCCGACCAGTTCGTCGGCCGTCAGCGCTACGCCTTCCGCATCCTTCAGTTTTTTGCCCTTCAGAAACGCCAGGGCATCAGCTAATTTTTCAAACATTGGCTTACCTTTTTTGTCGTTTAACTTGCACTGAGGCCCGTAGCGCCCCGCTGCCACGCCCGCGACGTGGTTGCCGCGGATGTTGATGTGGTAAAACTTCCCGTCCCTTTCCTCGAGTTCGGCAGGCTCATACCCAACGGACACTTCTCGGATCCCCGTCTCTTCCAGCGTCTCGATTCCCGCGGCATCCGTCAGAAAAACGTCACAGACCACTTCACCGCCCTCAATGCGAGTGTTGGCGATGTGTCCGGATGCTTTGTCTTTGTGGTCTGCTGCGGTGACCTCCCCGTCGTCGGGGTGCGTTATGGTGAACGGGAGGCCATTGAATGAAGCGAGAGTTTCGGGTTTTGATAGTTCGTCGAGGGTGCGAACTACGGTGATTTTTTTGTTGGCATCGCTGCCAGTGAGTCCCAGCTCGTGGCCGTAATACTCAATCGGCCCGGCGCGGGTGATCGTCGCAGTGGTAATCACGTACCCCTGCGGTGTTCGTTTCCACTTCATTGATTAATCCCATGAGACGTAAGGGAGGGCCAGGCATCGGCATTGGTAATCCTCGCCGGGTTTACCGATGAATGCCCCGATGGTTGAGCGTTTCTTCCACGTTTTGCCGCCGTCGTCTGAGTAGACCGTCGGATCGGAGTATTTACAGAGCATGCCGTTTAACGCGGAATGACTGTCACGCTCCCGTTCGTCGCCAGTACCTCCCCACTCATACAGGTCAAGACCAAGAGCAACATTTCGCGCTTCAGTCAGGTCTGCGTTCAGTTTTGAGGTCTGGTCACGAGCGATGAACCTTGCACGATTGCGGGTGACCTCCCCACGCTCCTTAATCAGGTCAATGAGGTTTTCATGTCGGCCACCGTCTTTCATGTTCTCGAAAACCGCCGCGCCGATATCGTGGATAAAGTCGGTATGGATGGAGGTGATCAGGTCAACGTTGTCATTAACCGCCTTTTCCATTTCTGGCTTTATCGCGCCATCGCCGAGCATTCCGGTCAGATCAATCCCAAAAGCCTGAGAGAAAGTACGCTGCGTCTGCTCTTTGTTCTGCAGGTTTGCCCGCGCAACGAATCCGGCAGAGAGTCGGGCGGCGACCTCCTGAATTGAAATGCTCGCCAGACGCTGCATGACAGCAGCAAGACGCGTCGTAATTGAGAGAGGTGTGCTATCGGGAGCATCGGTGAGCGCAGGTTTGCCCAGCTCGTCAACAAACGTCTGGACCATGCTGTCGATAAAATCCGTCAGCCTGTCTCGATACCAGACCTCTGCGCGCTTGCTGGCGGTTGGTGGCCGCATCCGTCGACGTCGTGGTTTAAGACGCCCCTGTTTGCGCTCCAGCAGCTGTTTCAGGTCCATGTGCCACTCCCTGCGACAATCGCCTTAATTTCTGCTTCGGTGACCGTCTTCAGTACGCCCCGGTTTATCATTTCCCTGATAGCGACTTCTTCCGTCAGGATTGAACCCGTTACCAGCGTATTAAATCCGGTGGCATACTGGCTAAACCGGTTAGCTTCGTCAGCCTCGTTAATGCTGTCGATTGTCGGATATTCGTAGGTAAGGCTTTCCGTTATGGCGAGTTTATCCAGCGTGAACTGGTCGGCGAAATCTTGCATTGGACGAAGCCGGGACTCCTGCAGTCCGTTAATCGTCTCGTAATAGGATTTATTGTCTTCCTCGCCGCTGCTGAACCCGCTGGCAGACTCACCAAACAGAACCGTTATGGGCCTGTCCAGCGCCCCGGCCAGCACAATCGCCATTTTGCTAATCACATCCGACAGCCCGGTAAATTGCGCGTTTTTCTGCTCATAGCGCCCCTGTGCCTGTGTATCACCAGCATCAATCAATAACATCCCGGTTGAAGATTTGGTGTCCTTCATCACCCTGGCATACTCGCGAACCTGCCCTTCCTGACCCGCTGCGATCTGGTTATTCATGCCGGGGATAAACAGCACATCGACGTTTGCCTCCTGTATGGTGTCTCCGGTGCTGAGGATTGCTGTGTCGAAGGTTTTGATGTGCTCATAGGGCGCCTGAAGGTCTGACGTACCAAACTTTGCGCGATCCTTAATGCTGTGATTGCCCAGCTTTGTCCGGCAGCAGCGGGAATGATGAAACCTGAGTTGCTTCGTCCCGACGTCAAGTTGATACGTTAGCGGTTCACCAAAGCAATCTGAGCGGATATCGGTGATGACATTACTGTCCGGCGTGTACTCACCTTTACGGAACACCAGGAATTTAACGATATCTTCGCGTTGCAAATTGAGCGGCAAGGCGATCTGGTCATCAGCACAATCCGTGATAGCCACGATTAGCGAGTCACCCAGCAGAGAGGCCCATCCCAGCGCGCTGTGAAAGACTGCATTTAATTTCAGTTCTTTTTCAGCATCAGCGATGCGCTTGGTTATGGAGCTATCGACATCGCCAGAAAATTTACGGGGCAACTTCAGCATGTCGTCGGCGGTTTTGTTGATGTACTTTTTCACCACCCACGATTTTTTATACATCGCGAGCAGCTCTTTATCAGGTACGTCAGGCTTACGGCTGCTATACCGTACTGCGCCAATCTTCTCGCCGAGCGAGGTCATTAAGCTAACCAGGCCATCATTCAGACGACCAACGATATTTTTTCTCGTCATTACATGATGTCCAGTGGGCTGAGTGTTTTTCTCTGATACAAATCGCGTAATCCCTGCGTCATTGCATCGACAACGTCATCGTTCGCGCCGACAGGGAACGTGGTAATTTCCTCAACTGTCTCGGTGATCCACGGAGCGATGTCTTTATGGGGAAGGAAAACGTTTCCCGCTTCCCATACAGCGGTGATCGCATGCGCCCTCGCAACTTTGCTGCCGTCCGGTTCAACAGGAACAAGCCCCGCAACGGTGCTTTTCAGCGAATCAATAACCGCCGGTCCGTTGGCTTTGTCCTCCACCAGCTTGCGCAGGCCTTTGGGGTATTCGTCGGCCATGCGTTTAACGGCTTTAAGCGTTGCGGTGAAACTCATGCGGGCTCGAACCTGATGAAGCAGATAAGCATTGGCGCCCTTTTTACCCCACACCTGACCGACAACGTAGTCAGTGCCTTCGCTGTCTTTAAACGTCATATCCCAGCTGTGGATGACTATGTCGAAGTTGGTCGGCAAGTCTTTCGGGAGGTAATAATTGATCCATTCGTCTTTGAAGATGGAGCCACCAGCCTGTTTTGGTGACTGCTGATACATCGCAGACCAGAAGTAATCCCCGAGAATGGTTTTGGTTTCGAGCAGTTTCTCTTTTGGGTGCAACTCTGGAACCAGCGCTTCGCCCTGTTCGTTGATTGCAGGGAACGCCAGCACCTTAGCGCGCGGCGTGATTTCCACCACACGCCCGGATAAATCATCTGTCGCCCAGCGGGTCGCCATGATGATTTCGCCGCTGTTTTTCGACAGACGCGTTTTAAACGTGGAAACGTACCAGTTCCAGATAGATTTCTTAGTTGTCGGGCTAAGTGCTTCTTTGGCGTTTTTTATCGGGTCATCGATGATACCGAGATCGATTTTCTTCCCCGTTAACGGGCCGCCTACACCCGCACAAACATACGTCCCCTTATGGTTGGCTATGCCGAATTCATCAGTGTTACGCTTTACGGCCACACCATCAGCCGGCTTATTGCCCAACCAGACGTCCGGAAAAATGTTGCGGTATTCCGGCGTGGACATAATGCGCTGAACGTCGGCGTTCATATCCCCGGCAAGGTCAGCAGAGTAGGACAGCGCACCTACGCGCATTTCAGGATATTTTCCGAAGAAATACGCTGGCAGGTAACGCGAAACGATATCCGATTTACCATGCTGCGGCGGCGCACCGAGAATCAGTATCGGGCGCACTCCATTCATCATATCCAGCAGGAACTGATCCAGAGCGTCGCAAACCGTCTGAGAGAACTTGCTGGTGATGTATTCGGGGTTAATGTACTGAATGAAGTCGTGGAGACTTGCCCGCGCATTACGTCGTTTGAGTAACTCAGCCGCTGCTTCCTGCTTACTTACCAGCGATAATTGCGGCGAGCTGCTCATCAGTCAGATCCTCCGCGCTTACTGTGTGATTATGCTGTATGGGCTCACCATTCGGGCCTGAATGCTCAAGCTTCTGCTTGTTGCTATATGCCTCGCCAACTTCTTTCGCGGCCTGTTCGAGGAGTTGGGCCGTCATACCGATATTTTTCATATTCTCAGCGGTCATCGACATCCTTTGCAGGACACGCAGCCGGTAGGCTTTATTGGCGATCGGGATATCGGAAATTTCATTCTGGAAGCGTTCGCGAGTTGCGTTGAACAGATCAACCCATTTTTTTGCTAACCCTTTTCCACTCACCTTCGTCGGATCGTGCGATTCGACTTGCTGTGGGGTTACTTTTATCCCGAAATCTTTTTGGATAGCGTCAACAACAATCGACAGGGTGTCATAGCACGCAAGCATTTGAACAATGGCGGCCTTCACCTCTGGTTTTAGCGCAGCCATAAATCACCATCCTTCCAAAGCATTCCAAATTTATGCCAGTTTCAACATGCACGTCCCGCACGCTCTGGCGATGTTAAGTTTTGCCACCTCTGCAGGTTGATTGGCTGCGTCCACCAGTTCTTGCACATCGGTGCTCGCTCCGTATCTACGCACAACACCAACGAACTCTTCGACATCGTGGCCACGCAGTGTAAGCACTGGCTGCCCGGTCTCTTTATTGAACTTTGGCGCGCCATAGTCATCGGTGGCCTGGGCGATGTGGTAAAGCTCATGCTCTACCAGTGCGCAGAATTCGAGGTCGCTGCATTGTGAGCAGTAGTCGGCTGCAAGCGTGATGATGAATTTCGGGATGCGCCCGAACCATTCATACATTTGCTGTTCCATTCTGGCTTTCTGCCACCCACCGGCACGAAGCATTACCTGTTCGGCCTGACCGAGAACATATCGCCCTTTTTTCGCGAACGATTCTGAAGCCCACATAAAGCACAAATCAGCTTCAATTAAATGGGCGTGGTCAGGATTATGGATGCTTCCGCTATCGCTGAGGATTTGTCGGCTTATCCACTCATGCACTTCATTGGCGGGGATCAATCTGGTGTAGGGCTGCCAGTTATCGGGGCCAATGAAATTAACTGGTGGAAGTGGGCGTTGCGGAAGCTCACTCGAGGACGGTTTTGCCATAAAGATCTCTAGCTTTTATAAAGTTGTCAGTACATATTGGTTATGCAAATCAATGGGGCGCTAGCGTCATGGCATCCCTATCTACAAGTTAAGGCGATCAATTTCTTTTTTGATATGGAGGATTAAATGTCTGAAAAATTGGAAGATGGAACCGTTGTCCAATTGAAGTCCGGTGGCCCCCTGATGACCGTAAGCTACTTTGATGACGAACGTGATCAGTACTATTGCGAATGGTTCGTTAAAGATGAACGGAAATCAGGATTTTTCAGCGGGACCTCTCTCGCTAAGTCGGACCACTGAGAATCAGCAATATTAACGTCACATTATCGAAGCCACTCCTCGGAATGGCTTCTGTAATGCCATCAGGTCTCACTTGCAAGCTCAACCAAATCTTTGAAGTCCTGGCACATATCCAGTCGATGACCATGATCGTCGACAAAGTTATACCCTTTGAATAGCTCTACGATTTCCTCGGGACTTTTCCCATTCAAACGAGGAAACTGCTTTGATTCGTCAACCTGTTTCATCTTCTAATCTCCAGTCAGTAGGATATGATCCCGCTACAAACGTTCTTGAAATTGCCTTTCATGGTGGCGGCATTTATCAGTACTCAGGTGTTCCATCGACAGTCCACCTGGGCCTGCTTTCAGCAGGGTCAAAAGGCGTTTACTTTCATCAACACATCAAAAATGTTTACGGCTATCGCAAGGTAGGCTAATCATCTGCGGGGATTCGTCCCCGCTTTTTGCCAGCTTAAGTAATTTGACTCTCTCACCGAGTCGTAAATCCGCTCACACGTCATCCCGGCGCGGTAGCGTTCGTCAGCGATTCCAGCATATCGCTGAGCTTCTGCTGCAATATCTCCGAGCATGTTGGCGAGCATTCTGGCGTCGGCGTCGGTTGTTTTGCTTCTGACGGTAGCGGCAAGATCTGCGGTGTGCTTTGCGGCGTCCAGACGGGTGGCAAGTTTTTTGGCTTGCTGCTGCAACTGGCTAACAGTGGCAGACAGACCAGCAGCAGTGGCAGCAGATTTAGCGGCTTGTGCTTGTGCATCTTTTACAGCCTCATCACGGGCAATAATGCGCCCTTGTTCAATCATGCGGGCAGCGGTCTGTGCGTTCGCAGTCTGCGATGATTCAGCGCTGTCACGTTCCGCCCACTTCTTTTCCCAGCCGCGGTTACTCCAGGCATTTCCGCCGATGAATGCGACGGCCACCAGCAGCAAAATGGCAATAAACTGATAGCGCAGGCTCACTGGTCTATCCCCCAGCACGCCAGCGCGCTTTCCTGGTCTCGCCTTTCTACCTGTCCATAGCAGCCATTTTTCTGGCCTTTGGTCAGACGACAGTCGCGGCCGCCGTCTTTAATCCACCAGCGAATAGCTTCACAGGCTCCTTTACGGTCGCCAGCATTGATGCGCTTATAGAACGTAGACGGGAAACATTTTCCGGGGCCGATGTTATATGGGCAGAAAGACGCGATACCCGCTTTCTGTGGTTCGGTCAGTGGTACCTTGATATTTCGGTCAACCCACGCCAGCGCTTTATCGCGTTCAATGGCGTTTACCTGGGCGCATTTCTCAGCTGACAGCTTCATGCCCTGTACTACCGGCTTACCATCAACCATCGTGGCGCCACGGCAAATGGTCCACACTCCGCCACCGTCACGATACGCCGTCAGGCTGTTACCCTCTTTTTCATCAAGAAACTGGTCGAGAATTACTGACGCAGGCGCGCCGGCAAGCACTAGCCCAAGAACGGCAGCGCTTAATTTTGTTTTTGTCGAGGCCATAGTTATTTTGCTACCTCACCAGAGATGCGTTTCATTGCCTCTGTAACGACCTCAGCCGCCGCAGGGCGATCTCGACCTGGTTTAACGGCCACATCAGCAAGGTACTTAGCTAATAACTGCGTTCTTTTTTTCTCTTCATCAAGCCGTTCACGTTCTTCTTTCCGCTTCGCGTAGTAGGTCTTAATGGTGAAATAAGCCGAGATCAGAGCGCCAAGGATAAATACATAATCTTGCAAACTCAGAACAGAAAAAAAACCAAGCAGCCCTGACCACCAGTACGGCATGTTATGTCCATCGGTTGGGTTCATACGTTGCATATCCGCACCTCCGTAATCGGGGCGCTGTGTGTTGTAAGGGATCAGGCTATCGGGCTGTATATGCTACGGGGCAATGTCGAAGATGGAACCCGGAGCCTGATATAGAGGCGGGCTCTGCGCAAGCGCCTGTCGGATTGGGTTATAAGCCGTCCGTCAGCGAGCCCTAAATATGATGAAGCCCCGGTAAATACCGAGGCTCGTTAATCGTTGCCGCGGTGAGTGTCGCGGCGCACTGTCTCTTTGTCGGGCTACTGATGCGTTAAACCGGGCGCCAGCCGTAACTAAGTGATGCTTTAAGCTTCCTCTCCCTCACTACGTCGCCATGGGAGCCCGACCAGATTAACGCTGTCGTCACGTTGCCAAAATATGGCATCCAATGCGGTCTTTCCGTTTAGCTATTTCATTTTTCCATCCTCCAGAAACGACAAAACCCGCTTGATGGCGGGTTATTAATTTTTATCTATCGCTGCGGGTGTAGCTTCGCGAGCATAGCTGAATTCAAGCAATCCCCGCGCAACTTTGCAACCGGAATCGATCAGCTTTTTTATCGAATACATCACACATTGGTAAGTACAGCATTGCTTCTGCCATCTGCAACCAGACATCAATTCGGCTTTCGCAGGTACGTAGGCACCATTCCGGGTGACGGGTATTCAGTTCTCTTGCCATGGCCTTCTTACTCATACGATCCTTGTACCGATCGACTACCAATTTAAAAAGACGCTGATGACCTGTCCGGACCAATATTTCACCGATCACAGCATCCATTAACAGGCCTTCTTCATCTGTACAGAATGCCAGGTTGCTTTTTTCTTTTCCGGAAAGCATGTCCAGAAAATATGACATCAGTTCACTGTGATCCAGACCCGATGATTTGAGATGCTTCAATACCTGTTGAATAGCAGTTTTACTGACTTTTTTTGACGCGAGAAGGTTATTAAACATATGTCCGCCAGACCAGGATCCAATATATGACCATCGGCCCCACATACGAAGTTTTCCCTGAATCCAGACTGACTCGAGGGTGTTTAATCGCAGCATTTCACCACCCTTTCCTGTCGTTGATGGGTTAATCATATAAACGCCTCCTCTCTCCAGATTTGTTGGGTACGGAAAACACCTTCGGCGTGATATAGCCTCAGAGTGTCCTGATCAATATCGGTTTTCACACGGCCATCAATTACGTCATGGCAACAGTTGCAGGCAATTGCGCCTTGCATGTCATGTGGTTTGATTCCCATCCCGCAGGTGTCACTCATGCGATAATGGGCAAGAACGCTGGTTTCTGGATTAAAATTGCAGATACCTGGAATGCGCACAGTACACATGCGACCGCGCGCCTGTTTGGTAAGATCGACTTTCTTCATGCGGCGTAACTGAATAATTGTGAGGCGGCGTTTTCTGCAGCCTGCTGGGTGGGAAATGTGCGGAACAAAATATAATTCCATAGCACATCAAGTACGGATTTATAGAGTTGGGAAAACTCGAGATCGTCCATTTTGGCAAACGATATGGATTTGGGTTCGTTGCGGGTCGTACCGTCAGGCATTTCGTATTGAGTATAAAAACCCGCCTCAATAGTTACCCAGGCGCGAAAGGCTTCAAAGGATTTTACAGCGCTGATATTACCGGCGCGTTTTTCTGCCTCTTCACGCAGATACTGATCAGCCAGCTCCTGGAGTGTTTCTTCATGACCAGCATAATGGGCCACCAGCTGCACATACCCACGAACCAGTTTTTTATCTGCCGGGGATATTGCACCACCCGACGGTTGCCAGTAATCGAATCCCAGATTCAGGAGTGCAAAAAATTTTCGGTGAAATGCCGCATTACGTGCCTGTTTAAAGTCAGCATATAAAACAGCACCAAGACGGAATTTTTTCTCGATAAATTCCCGTGCGTCAGGCGTCGCCGGTATTAATACCCCGCCTGCTGATTTTACAAATGAATACTGCGCCATTGGTTTCCCCTTTAGCGCAGCAATTGCTCAGAAATACTGGTGCCGGGTGTTCAGTCCGGTACCATAATTATATCTTAGTTTTGCCTCTTTGAACAACGACACAACCTGCTTGTTCTGCCAGTTCTAACAAAGACTTAAGCGATGCTACATGCTCATCATCGTAGATGTTTCTGAGTGCTGTCACCTTACCATTCTTGCAGGTTATGAGAACGCGACCGTTATCGGGGAGATGTTCCCCTACCTCCGTCTTTTTGAACACGTTCCCTCCCTCACAAGTATACTGTATAAACATACAGTATATATACTCCCAAGTGGCAGTAAGTGCAAACGTTTAAAGGCACAAAACGTTAAAAAATCAAGGCTGGTTAATTTGTACCCATCTGTTTAATAAAGAAAAACCGCCATTATCTGGCGGTTCTCTTTCTGGCTTTTGGTTCTCGTGACATGTCACATTGTCAGTTTCACCGCATGCCATCCGTGTGTAACCCAGCACTGAGAATCACCTGCGCACGGGCATGATTTAACCGGGAGCGCATCCCCGCATTTACCGCAGCGGTTCGCGCTGATTGATTTGATATGCCACTTTACACGCGCATCATCCTGGCGAATGAGAAGCGCGATGTATTCACCCATTTCATAGGGTGCGCGGCCCGGTCGACGATCTGCGCAGTTTCGGACAAGCATTTCCATTTCCTGCGCATCCAGCACCAGTTCAAGTTTCCGCTCACCAGCGGCAGACTGTCTGGCACGCTGTGCTGCTTTACGCTCTGCTGCTGATTTTGCCATTACGCGGCCTCCCTGCTTACACATAATTCAGGCAAATTAGCCCTCACCAGTGCCTCTGCAAACGGTGGCGGAACAGCGTTGCCACAACGAGCTACCTGCTTGTCCTTCGCGTACTTCTTACCCCGATAGTCCTGGTCGATGATGTACCACTCAGGGAAGCCCTGCGCGCGGTAAAGTTCATGCGGTTGCAGCATGCGCATGCCAATATCAACGATGCGGTAAGTTATGCCATCAACTGTCACCAGTCCGTCGCAATCCTCGCCACAGTATTCCTGCAGGAATGCCAGCGTCTGCTGTGCGCGGTACTCGTCATACCCGTCAGCTGCCAATGTGGTTTTTACCTCCCCTACGTGCTGACCACCAGCGGTGATCGTTGGCATGGGTTCGTCTGTGCGCTGCCCGTCCCGGCATGTACCGCGCAACTTCACCAGGTGTGAGGCAACAACTGCATGGTGATCAACGGTGGTGACCGAGTGTGCTGGTTCGTCCAACCCGACGCCCGGCCCGGAGTAATTCCCGCCGTAATGCTTCGCCAGGAATGCGCTCACCGTCGCGAACTTATTGCCGCCAGCAGTAACGGTACCCAGCGGATTGTCCAATTGCAGCACGCGCGGTTCCTGCCCGGGGCGTTCGCCATATCCCATCTGAATCAACGTCGGCGTTACCAGTTGCGATTTGCCGCCACCGCCCGCGGTGATAGTCGCGCTTGGCTCGTCGGCCCGGTGGCCGACGCTGGCCCCGAACTGGCGGGCTATCACTGGCGCAACAAGACATGCGCGGGATTGTTTCAGAATTGTGTGTGCAGGTTTATCCAGCGGGCGTGGTTTAGCCTGGTATTCACTACCACCATTACCCGCCAGAAATGGTGTCAGCGCGGCCTCAACAATCCCGAGCGCATGCCCATTCCCGCCTGGGTGTTTTGACGTGCCAGCGGTTACCGTCGGTACCGGTTCGGTAACGGGCTGGCCGGTTGCACCAGTGCGAAACTTTGTCAGGTGAGGAACGGCTAACGCGTAGCCGTGGGTTTTGGTAATGGTTTGCAAAGGCTCGCCCAACGCCTGACCACGGAAACAGTCGTAGCTCGTTTTGGTGCTGGTGTGATTGCATTTCACGATGAACGGCGACGCACTGTCGATAACAAAGCGCTGTATGCCGCGCGCGATCCGCTTCAGGGTATTTTCTGCCAGCTGTTTTTTGCGGTCGAATATCGACGGCGCCGGAATTGTCCAGTCTATACACTCAGCAGCCGTGCGCCACGGCGCCAGTCTGCCCGACTGAACCGCCGCAGATTTAGGATCCCCATGCGTTGGTTCCGGCCATACAATAGGCTTCCCATCACGGCGCATAACCATGAAGAAACGCTTTCTGATTGTCGGTGCGCCGTAGTCACAGGCGCGCAGTTCGCGATACTCGACTACATAGCCCAGGCCTTTTACCAGCCGCGCGGCGTCTTCGCTATCAAGCGAAATATTCAAAAACTCGCAGCATTCCTCCAGCGCCGGATGGTTCGCCGGGATGCCGGTTGTCAGCATGCCAATAAACGCTTCAAAAGTTTCGCCCGCGCGGGCTGGGTCAGGTCGCATTTCTCCAGCCAGTAACGGCCCCCACGTTTTAAACTCTTCGACGTTCTCCAGTTTCATTACCCGCGGCTCAACATCCAGCCCCCAGCGTAATACTACCCAGGCCAGTCCGCGGATCGCTTTCTCAACGGGTTTAGCGCCTTTAGCTTTAGAAAAGTGGCGGCAATCTGGAGAAAACCACGCCAGCGCCACCGGACGTCCTGCGGTAGCTACCTTTGGTCGAACCTCATACACAGACTCGCAGTAGTGCAACGTATCAGGGTGGTTCGTTGTATGCATCGCCACGGCGTTCTCGTCGTGGTTAATAGCAATATCAACGCTGCGACCGATCGCCATTTCAATACCGGTTGACGCACCGCCACCACCGGCAAAATTATCAACGATGATTTCTCTCACGCGTATTTCTCCATAGCGGTAGCCAGCGAACATGCTGCGATGATGATGGCCGGAACCGGCATTTTCTCCAGCCACATACGGTTGATGTGATGTTTCAGTCGGCGCTGGTGATGTGCCGGGAGATCCCCGGCGTTTTTAACCTGAGAAAAAACCATTTTCACTTCCACTGGCCAAACCGTTTCAGAAATATTAGGAAGAAGTAAGGTTTCCAACTCAACAATCCGACGATATGCATAACCCAATAAAGCGCCCTGTAGCTCAGCGTTCATAGTGCCTCCGCTTTTTCATTTGCATATTTTTTTAACGAGAAAGCCAACCTCGCAGATGCAATGGTTACATAGTCGGGATCAAGGTCGATGCCTACAAAATTGAACCCCTCTTCAATCGCAGCACGTCCGGTGCTTCCGCTACCCATCCACGGATCCAACACAGTACCGCCAGGCTGAGTGATGAGCCTGCAGAGATATTTCATCAGAGCTATTGGTTTAACTGTCGGGTGATTATTTTTCGCGCCCTTCGTACGGCCAGCACCGGCGCGCGGATCATTAATACCCGCGCTTCCCTCTTTACGCCCTCCGGTCATATCACTGGCAGATGTCGCTATAAAACGCTCAAGCCCCTCATCACGTTCGCTCGGTTTTACTTTGGCACAGTAAAAGAATCTGGCGGCACTCCCTTTGTCGCCGTGGTGAACAGTAGCGACACGCTGACGCATACCAAGAACTTGCCCCGTAGAGGCCGCAGAGGGTTCATTACCTGTTACCGGCGCAGCAGCACCAGCATTAGCAGGGAAACAGGCAATCACATCATCACTGCCATCATGGATAATGTTCGCTGGCCAACGGCCTCCCGCAGATTGTTCATAGTCTGCGGCTGGATCTGTTCCGTCGCGTTGATGAGAAAGCAAACAACCAGAACCACCAGATAATTGCTCTCCGGTTGGAATGCGGCAGGCGTTGATATTAAGTGCGCCGGTACCATGCGCTACCATGTTTTCTGCAACCGTCGTTTTAAATGGCTTGCGAGCCATTAAGATTGGTTCATGTGCTGGTTTAAGTGCAGTCCCCCAGCCGTCCCATTGGCCATCTAGATTATGTGACTTAGGGAAACCACTACCGTAAATCCAAAGAATTTGGTCACGAATTTCGAAACCAGCATCCTCGGCATTTACAACCAGGCGGTGATAGGTTCGAGACCCACCAAACGCCAGAAGATGACCGCCGGGCTTCAATACACGCAAACATTCCTGCCACTGCTCTACGGATGGAACGTCGTAATCCCATTTATGATTTTGAAATGAGAGCCCATAAGGTGGATCAGTAACAATCGAATCGACTGAATTGTCAGGTATTGACTTAAGCACCACCTCACAACGCCCCACATGCAACTGGTACGTCATGGTCTCGCCCCCTCAAGCGTCACTGCAATTTCTTCAAAAAATCTTTCCCGGGTATGGCTAGTCATTGCCGGTACAAACGCGCTCATTAGCCTTGACTGGTCACAGTTTTCATCATCAACGAATAGGATTATTTTTTTATCGAGGCGTGTTTTTGCTTCCTGCAATTGCTCATTTTTGCTGGCTCGCTGGATGTAATCAGCAATAATTACAATGGCTTTATTTGTATATTTTTTGGTGAACTCAGTCATGAGATCCCCCGCATCTTCCAGTTGTTTATCCACCTGATCCCCCTTCGTGCTGCTGCCGCCAATAATTTAAACGTTGTCTGAAAAACTCCCGATAACTCTCCGGCGTCGCGTCAATGTGCTGAATAACAGTCTGGCGAGTAACTTTACGCTCATAGAGCTGACGAACGAGCGCAGCGGCGCGCATGTCGTAATGCTCTTTGAGTTGGCACTCTTGTGGCCACTTCGCACGATTGAGCGGGAGACCGGGCGGGAGGTAATCCGATTGCCCGGCCATGCCTTAAGCCCTCATGTTTTTCTCTGAGTGAACGTAGAAACGTGGATCAACGCTTTTCAGCGTGAAGTGTGTAACGGGCATATCGTCATGCCGTTCGATGCCAACAAAGTTCGACATGCAAAGCGCAAAGACGCGTTTCTGGAGCTGATCCAGGGTAATTTTGATGTCCGGGTAATATTTTTTAATCGATGACATAATCCCCTGATATGAGAGCGTTTTACCCTTCATAATCGCCACGAGGTATTCCGCCGGCAGTTCGCTGGATTTTTGGGGTAATTGGGATTCAGTAGGATTCTCAATGGGTTTTATGGTATCCAGCAGCAAACGACAGCGGCTGGTAATACCTACCCTATAGCCCGTTTTTTTGTCGTAATTCTCTTTGCTTCCGGAAGTCCATACAGTTGCCGTTTCGCGGAGTTTTACGGTCTTCTCTCCACCTGAATAAATAACGGTTCCGGTATGCGTCTTACTGAAACACCGTGGGTTGGTTTCAACAGGTTTTGATTTTTTATTTTTTGGGGCCGCGCGAGCAGTTAATCCCGGAACAGGAACCGGACGCGGGCAAGGTACATAAACCGAACGGCTGCGAGCCCTGGCACCTGCGTTCATCCGCCAGATGATTACGTTCGTCCAGTCACAGGCATCGTCAACTGTCGCTACTTTAGGATAAATTAAATCGGTCATTGGTCTTTCCTCATTGTATTTCACGCTGGTCAGGCGTTTTAAAATGCGTCGGTGTTGTACTTCTCTGCATACTTACGGTGCGTTTTTCTGGGTTTTGCTGCCTCCAGTTGAATCCGTGTTTTTTCTTTGCCAATGTGCTGGTCGATCGGCAGAAAGTGACCGTTTTTAAACTCCTGGTAAACTACGGTACCAGCAGCTGCAAAGCGGCATTTGCCGAGGATGACCTCAGCCACACCAGCAGCCGGGCTTTCAGGGTTATAAACTTCATCTCTGTACAGAAACAGAATACTGTCAGCATCCTGCTCAATAGAGCCTGAATCACGCAGGTCTGACATTACCGGACGGCGCTGCGCCGCCGGGCGCGCATCGACGGCGCGGGAGAGCTGACTCAGTGCAAAGGTTGGCGTGTGCAGGCGCATAGCCATGGTTTTAAGATTTCGGGAAATATGCGCTACAGCGAGATCGTTACGCTCTGCTTTTGGTTTTTTAATCAGTCCGAGATAGTCGACCATAATCATCGCCAGATGCGGATGACGCCGTTTGTGTGTTTCGGCAATGGCGCGAATTTGTTCAACCGTAAGGTCGGTTGCATCCACGATCCAGATATCGCGATCCGTAAGCTCACCTATCGCAGCGGTTAATCGTGCCCAGTCCTCATCGTACATATCCTGTGGATTACGCAGACGGGAAACAGACAGATTCCCGGCACCAGCCAGTGAGCGTTCAACAATCTGAGCAGCGGCCATTTCCATGCTGAAAATTAGCGCGCCTCCGCCTTTAGCGGTTACGCCTTCCACAACAGTAAGAGCAAATTCGGTTTTACCCATACCTGGTCGACCAGCAACGACAATCAGATCCTGCGGGTTAATACCTCCTGTAGCATTATCGAGATCTACAATCCCGGTCAGAAGGTTACGCGTGGATTCATCGCCTTCCATGCGTTTCTGTACGGTGTCCATGTAGGCGGGCAACAGCTCGTTAATGTGTACCGGTTGGACGTCGCCGCTTTCAGCAGTCATATCCAGCAGCTGCGCCACAGCCTTTTCCACAACCTGATCACGTTGTTCCTGGTTGGCAGCATTGCGGATGCCGTCGGCGCCATCCTGCAAAAGTTTCGCCAGCGCACGGCTACGCCATGCTTTAACCATCTTCCCTGCATACCCTTTGAGATTCGGAATCGTTGCTGGTATGCGGGAAATTTCCGACAAATCAGCCAGGCTTGAACCGCCCAACGCCTCACTGATGAAAAGCATGTCGATCATGCCGTTAGTCAGTGCCTGTTTTTTTATTTCGCTGAATGCGCGGCGATAAAAACCAATGCTGAATGATTCCTCTGGCGTGGATGCGATCACGTCAAATGCGTCAGGTGTAGCGCCGCCATTCAACAACCCTGCCAGCACACACGCTTCCAGTTCCTGCGGGGTCATAGCGAACCTTCCCGGGTATTACGTAAAGTTTCTGGTTTCATCAAATAATCAAAGCTGGCGCGCCATCCACCGTTAGATCCGAAATAAAAATCAGGGGCATCAGCGCGGAATTTTTCGAAGTAACCCAGGAATGCTCCCGTAGTTTTATTTTTCATATGGGCCGCCAGGCGAATAATCATCCTGCGGCGATCTGTATCCAGTTCAGCAGCAGGCAGTGTGTCAGCGAATATCTCGTTGTAGCCGTTCATGACAGCATCCGGATCAATATCAGCCTCCGTAGTGGCCCATGCTTCGGCATCTGCGAGATAACCATCAAAGCGATTTACACGGCAGATATTGGCTGGTTTAGGTAAGCCAGAACCACGGCGACGCCATGTCGCCAGAACCCAACGAATAACTAATTGCAGCTCAGCCAGTGTGTATGCTTCCCGCGTTTGTGTCGGCGTAAGCATGAGAACGAACGGCTTAACATCACGGCAACGGGTACCGGTTTGTTCGTTATAGAATTCCAGGGCTTTTTTAGCGTCAGCAAGGATCCATTCGTCGCCCTCCCCCTTCTGGGGGTTAGGGGGATCATTAGGTTCATTGACTGGTTCAAAAGAGTGACTGGTTCTGGTGCCACCACATGGCATAGGGGGTGTGTTTTCTAACGGCATACCTGTGATTTTTGATGGCACAGGGGCTGTGCTTTTTGGTGGCACAGGGTTATCAAGATTCAGGTAATACACATTCGATGTATTTCCCTTACCATTGTTAATACCCATACGATTTTCTTTTGTTAAAACGCCCATGCCAATAAGCGCGTCAATATGCGTACGAACAGCACTCCTGCTGCATTCGCAATGATCAGCAATGTGCTGATAAGATGGCCAGCATTCACCATTATCATTGGCGTTATCAGCAAGTTTAATCAGCACCAGTTTACGGATTGGGTTTCCGGTTTTTATTGCCATAGCCCGGGCCATTAGGGTCATGCTCATAGTCAGATCCCCAGCAGTTCAGCCAGTTCACGACAGGCTATTTCGTAGTCTTTTGGTGTGAGAAAAACGCACGTCTCGATCATCTCAGCTTTGCGTTTCTCATAAATTTCCCATTTTTTAGCGGACAGGCGTTCTTCAAATATTCCCCGTACGTCATGCGCACAGGATGGCTCGCCATTTAAACGCCAGCCGTTCCGCCAGGTGATGCGGTCAGTTGATGTCTGCATATTGGTCTTTCCTCGATACAAGTTAAACGCTGGTCAGGCGCTGTGTTTCCTGTATGGCTTGTAGTGCCTGTGCTATCCGCTGTGGTCGATCTCTGGCATCAAGCAGCAAGGCAATAATCGCCGCGGCAAAATCACGAATCGCGATGCAAATTAACTGCTGAGTGGTCATCCCCAGCTGTGCATATCGTTCCGCAGGCAATGCAGCCTCCATCGCCATGGCCAGCGCTTTAGTTTTGATTCTTGCCGCTTTCGTCTCACCACGTAGCCAGCGAAAAATCTGCTGCCGGTTGTTGTTGATTGCCCGCCAGTCAGCATTACCTTTTGAATCCTCCATCGGGTGCAGTTTTACGCAGCTGGTATTGCCGCCCATTCGAAACCACATGCGAGTGATCTCAATAGCAACATGTTCCTGCCCACGCTCAGCAGCCCAGTTGAAGATTTCTCTTTTCAGTTCGTCGAGGTTTTCCACTTCGTCGCGTCTCCTGTCGCTGAAAACCTGATTAAGCGTAATCAGATTTCAAATACGCCCTTTGTTAAGCTGCGTTATCAGTCTTTGAAATGTCTTGGTACTCGCATGGATCGTAGACGAGCTCACCAGAGGTCATAAGGGCTAGACGAGCAGCCCTCTTTTCGGGGATGTGTACTCCCCAGCGAGAAACTGCGGGTTGAGATACGCCCAATGCCTTTGCCAATTTGGCCTTACTGCCAAAATAATTTATTGCATCTTTAGTAAGCACATACACCTCCAAGGTATTAACGTTTGTTTGGAAACTACAACTTAACATAAGGTAAGTCAAATTAATTTACATTAACCCTATGAAGAACATCGAACTGAACGACCGTATCCGCAGCAGAAGAACACAATTAGATATGTCACAGCAAAAACTCGCAGATGCTGTGAAGGTTTCGCACGTCACTATCTTTAAATGGGAAAGTGGTGAAACGCAGCCCCGTGGCAAGAATCTATTCGCATTAAGTAAAGTCCTGAAGTGTTCCCCTACGTGGCTACTTTATGGAGATGATGATCAAACTCCATTACCCCCTTCTGAAATTCCCACAGAGTTAGATGAGCGCCAGCAAAAGCTGCTTGAGCTTTTCGATTCCCTTCCTGAGTCAGAAAAAGACCGGCATTTGACCGAATTAGAGCAAAAGGTTGATGACTTCAACGCTCTCTTCGAAGAACTATTAGCCGCCAGAAAAAAATCACAAAAAAAATAAATAAAACTTTCAGTAGGTTATAAGAAACCACATAGAAACTTAACTTTTTTTAAGTAAAAACTATTGACCAACAACTTACCTTTAATTAAGCTTTATCTCATCAACGACGCACTAACCACGCGGCAGTTGTTCAGAAAAACGTTCTGACAGTCTGGAAAGACAGGCAAAGAATTCTGCGGGGCGCCGCCAGTACGCTGACATGCGGGAAAGACCGCACAGAATTCGATTCGTTGCAGTGGTGGAAGTAGAGAGCAATGGGCGCGTAACACCACACAAGCCCCCTGTCACGGCAGTGAACGCGGTTTCGCTCAGTATCCCGCGCATAGAACGCCCCGTGAGGCTTAAAGAGCCGCCTGCTCCCCGTTAACGGAGCACCACAATCAAAGAGCGCGGGCTTTAAAAACCATAGTGGCCAACGTCTGTATTTAGGGAATCCCAATCCCGACGTGTAACTGGGCGCGGCTCGCTCTTTTTGATTGTGGTGAATTGCAGCCGCTTCGACGGCAACCAGAAGATAAGCATCTGGCGCCACATTCATATATAGCCATTGCTGTGTGTAGTCTTTGCCCAGTCCCTACGATGGGCTCCTTTTTTACACAGTAACTATTTTGTGACCCTTCGGTGAAAACCGAAGCCCTCGAAGAGAGGGAAGCGGCGAGGAAAGACCAAAGAGCCTGACCTGCTCTGACCCCGGGAAAGACCGGGAGGAAAGACCAATGGGCATGACCAGCCCTGACTGCCGGGAAAGACCGGCAAACTTTAGACGTAAAAAAGCCCACCTGAGTGGGCTGATTTACCCCAGCGGAGACCAATCCGCCAGGAAGGTGCCACAGGGGACCAACCCTGTAGCGAGGAAAGACCAATGCAGGACAGAGCCAACACTGATCGGCTCTGAGTATACATCACTAAGGAGCCGCTATGGAAGCGCTTGCCATACCAGTAAAGCTGTACATTCACTACCATACCCAAACGTTTTCTTCGGATAAATACATCGTCGCCACCTGTGACATGTCACGCAACTTTCCGGACACCTACGTTTTGTTGGAAACCCGTGAAATTACCCTTGATATAAACCAGCCTGAGCCATTCGACATCATTGCTCTGCAGGTCGACCAGCTGCGCGGCCAGAAAGAGACGATTGCGGCGGAAGCACAACGTCAAATTGACTGTGTCGACGACAAAATTCAGCAACTGCTTTGCATTGATCACACCCCTGTTCAGGAAAGCGATATCCCATTTTGATCAGCCGGCGCCAGACCAGCGCCAGTAACCAAAGAGGAAAGACCAATGACCATCTACAACGGCTTATTTGAGCCAAAAAAATCAGCGGTTAAAGATTGCGGGGCCGTTCAGATGGCGATCGCAATTGATGCGCCAAACAAAAAAGTGGCAGAAAGCATTATGACCGGCAAACTCTGGGAAGCCTACCCAGCCAACGGTGACAACTATTTCAAACCCAAGTTATGGGAACATGCTGAAGGTCTGCCGTTGCCGGCTGTTGGTAAGTTCGATGAACAATTTGCCCTGGCACACACATTCGACGGGGAAAAATGGGTCATCAACGAACAGGAGACCAACGTTTCAAACCTGCCAGCCAGTAACGAGATTATCGATCTGGCAAAGCTACCATCCCGGGAACGCTTCGCGGCCGTCCTTATGTTCAGCGATTCTCCCATCGATGGAGTTCTTTACTCTCAGGTGCTGGATTATCTCGATAATCTTGAAAATAACGATGAATCCTTTGATGAGGATGATCGGGTTAATCTCAATATTCTCCACGCGCTGCACAATAACGAACCCGTGCAACATATGCATGTTGAAGGGCTGAATAATCTCATTCAGGCCATTTACGCAAACTTTGAAGATCAAACACCGGGTAAGGCTGCGATTTCACAATTTATTAAACGCTGGCTGGAAAACCCAAGTAAGCGTGATGAGATGGTGCCAAACAAAACATCATCACTTAGTACCTGCGTTAAAAATGACAATGTCGTTGTGGCACCACAACGTGGTTATAAACACACCTACGCAACACTGGATCAGGAAATTGCCGTTGCCCTACTTCCCATCGCTCCTGATGCGCCTGTGTTATCAGGAAATCTCCGTGATGCGGAAAAAATGATTTCTGATGACCGTGAGGATTTCAAACGTTGGTCAGCGGCATTGCGTACTACCGAGCAGATTCTCAAATATGACCGTCCAAGTATCTTTGGGGTTATTCAGAATGTCCCATCTAAAGATACATACCATTTCCCTGAGTCACTGCGACGCCATATTGATTCATGGCTCGCTGAACATGGTCAACTCGAATGTGCCGAAACGGATGCAGAAAGAACCAGCAAGCAGCTTGCGGCAGAACGCGGCGAATATGTGGAAGGTATCAGCGACCCTAATGATCCTAAATGGGTTAAAACCGATACCCAACCACAGGATTCAACCCACGATGACGGAACACTTTCGCGTGATGGAACTATGCCTGAAACAGCCTCAAATGAAGGTGAAAAACCGGAAGTGACAGAACAGGAAAAAGTTACAGAAGACCAAGCGGAACAAGATCGTGAAACGCTAAACAATATGGGTTACGGAGTATATGCGACCAGCCAGGAGACTGCTGACCAACCGAATGAAAATCTGGGCGATAAAGTGAAAGCTCTCGTTCAGGATGTGGATCAGCTCGTCGAGCGTGTTAAGCGTGAAGAATCGCTTCCTCAGGCGTCTGAACTGGTTAAGAGTATTAATGAAATGCAGGCTGGCGAAAACGACAACCTGGAGTTGTGGAAAGAAGTTTTCAAAACAGATGAGCGCTTTACCTCCGCATTCTCTGTGAATGGCGGCGGAACCTCAATCAATGGCACCTACATGACCATGATCGCTACCCGCGAATTTGGTCCGAAAGGTATCGGCTGGGGTGTGGATATTCTTGAAGAACGCTTTGACGATGGCGCGCCAATTACTCGCACAGTCAAAGGGGTTGACGGTAATAACACATGGGAACTCATCCCGGACGGTATCGGTGGCGTCCTTACAGAAAAACACCACGTTATCAAAATCAGTCTTTGGTACATCCGGAATGGTGCGCGCGGTGAAGAGATTTCATTCGGGTGTACCCCGTATATTTACGGCAGCAAATACGGCCCAATTTGCGATGGTGAAGCGACAAAAAAATCACTGACTGACGCAACCAAGAAAGCATTGTCTGCACTCGGTTTCTGCGCGGATATTTTCATGGGCCTGTACGATAACCCGGAATATCGCCAGAGAAATAAAGCTGAATTTGCACTCAAAAACGCCAGCGAAAACGCAGAGGATGCAGCCCGCGTACGTCAGGAACTGGACGATAAACTGACCCGAGTAGCAAATACTCTTGCATCAGCTGTGTCTGAGAACGAGATCAATAAGGTTTATTCTTCGATTGCCCGTGAAGCAGAGGTGCATCGCAAGGACGCAGAAGCGAAGGGTGACACGCAACATGCGCGCTATTTAAGTGGGCGTCTGCGTCGCCTGACATCCATCAAAGATGAACGTATCGCTGAACTGAATAAATCCCAGGAGAATGCATAATGACTACTGCAATCGCGTTAGCTGCTGACTACACCAATCTTCTGCAATTGCTGGAAAGCTCTGATGAACTAACTCCGGAAATGATCACCGATACACTGGAAGGAATTGAAGGTGAACTGGCGGATAAGCTGGATGCCATCATGGTCATCGCGCGTAATAACCTCGGCCATGCGAAAACATGCGATGAAGAAATAAAGCGCCTAGCTGAGCGTAAAAAGTCTTTCGAAAATAAAGATAAAACGCTTCGTAAATATATTCTGTCTTGCCTGCTTGCTGCTAATCTGGACAAGCTCAAGACCCCTAAGAATAGCTTTACTGCCCGTAAAGGTAGCGTCAGCGTTGTTATCGACAACGAAAAGCTATTACCGGATGAGTTGGTTACTGTTCAGACGATTGTCGCTCCGGACAAAAAAGCCATCAAAGAAGCGATCGAGGCTGCGGAAGCTGCCGCAGCACAAATCACTGCCGATGGTGGTGAAGTGCCAGCAGAACTGTTAAATCCGGTACCGGGTGCCCACCTTGAGATCGGCGAACGCTCACTACAGGTACGATAACTATGCTGAAACTATCCCTCAAACGTGGCGATGCGGTACACGTAGTATTTTCAGATGGCAGTAACGGCATTATTGAAGCTCGTAGCCGTTGCGAGTTGGGAATGCACCTGCCGAAAAGCGTTAAAGTAACTCGTGAGAAAGGAGCATTCCTACCCGAAAACCTGATTAAGCGTAATCAGAAATAAAACCACACTATCGCTAGCATTGTGGCCTCACCCAACACAGGAGGCTGCAATGCTGCGATGGCAACCCGGAGCTACTCTGCTCACAGATTTCGATATAAAGATTGGCCGGTTATCGGCAAGCGTACGAAAGAAGACTCTGACCCAGTCAGACATCGAACGCGCATGCAGTGATGCTGATGATGCCGTGTACCGGATGATGAGGAAAGACCAACATGGCCAGAGAAAACGACCTGCTAACAGACGCAGAACTGATTGAGTTTACCGGTTATCAGAAAGCATCAAAACAAAGGGAAATCCTCGACCGCGGCGGCGTCTCGTACATACCCGACCGGGAAGGTCGCCCGATGGTTACCTGGACACACATTAACGCTGTATTGAACGGACAGATCACCGATCAGACCAGCGCAGAAGAAAAACCCGATTTCGGAGCTATTTAAATGGGGCGCAGAAGAAAGGATCCTGGAGATAACAAACTGCCGCCGCGCGTATCCAAAACAAAAACGCGTTACTACTACAAACCCACGTCACGGGAGACCGTGACACTGGGGCCAATCACTCTCACTATGTCAGCGTTATGGAAACGGTATGAGGAAGAACGACGGAATTACTCAGATGTAATGACGTTCGAAAAGCTCTGGGGAATGTTTCTCAAAAGCGCCTACTACACAGAGCTGGCAATACGAACCCAGCGTGACTATCTGCAACATCAGAAAAAACTACTAGCTGTATTCGGCAAGGTTAAAGCTGACATAATCAAACCAGAAGACGTGCGCCAGTTTATGGATCGTCGTGGTCTGCAAAGTAAGAACCAGGCCAACCAGGAAATGAGCAGCATGTCTCGCGTTTACCGCTGGGGATATGAGCGCGGATATGTGAAGGGAAACCCCTGTTCCGGCGTCAGCAAATTTTCTCTCAAGGCTCGTGAACAATACATCACTGACGAAGATTACCTGGCAATTTATAAACATGCGGATCACGTAGTCAGAGCCGCAATGGAAATATCTTACTTATGCGCCGCGCGACAAGCTGACGTACTCGAACTACGTTGGATGCAAATATCTGATAAAGGGATTTTTATCCAACAGGGTAAAACCGGTAAAAAACAGATAAAGGTCTGGACACCTCGCCTGCAGGAAGCGCTGGAAACGGCACAGGTAGCATGTCCGAAGCTTTCACCTGACGCATTGGTTCTCTATAACAGCGATCGCGGCCAGTTCATCCGCAAGACATTCAATAATCGCTGGCTAAAGGCCGTGCGGGCAGCACAGAGTGAACTTAATCGACAACTGGATTACACGTTTCACGACATTAAGGCAAAAGCTATTTCAGATTTTGAAGGGAGTAGTAGGGATAAGCAGATATTCAGCGGTCACAAGACGGAAAGTCAGGTACTTATTTATGACAGAAAAGTACAAATCAGCCCGACTCTAGATCTCCCTCCCATATAATTGACCAAGGCTGTGATTCAACAGCCTTTAAAAAACAGTTATGATAAATAATGCCGCATTAAGAATAAGGTTACAGATAGAAATTGATTGCACAAAATTCAATGTTGATATTACTTTTTGTGATTGATCATTGAGTTCCTGTTCCTTCTGACTCAGCTCAATTAATTCAAGATCCTTTAATTCTGTTCTAATATTATCAAACAAATCTTTATATTCAGACTGTGAAATCCTGATCATAGACGACTGAAACTTAACCAAATACCATATATTTATTGATGCAAAGAGAACAAGTAATAACGCCCCAACGTTAATAATTGCAGAGCTACCAGAAAAATCTCCTTTCATTGCTACGAAACTTATTAAGCTAGAAATAGGAATTGACAATGCTCTTGTCAAAGTATCGTACATTATTCCATTTAGTTTTGATAAATAATCTCTAAATCGTTCTGAATACTCTTTACGTATTTTATCAAAACTAAATCCAACTGAAAAAGTTCGATAGTTTTCTTCAAAAACAAGACAAAAGAGAGTGAATTCTGCTAGTAACTTTCTGAATGAATCAGAGCGTTTTTCACGCCAAAGAAAAGAGTGCAAAGTACTACGCATGATATTACATTTGGCATCCATATGTAATTCATCAGAAAAAATTTTATCAAGCTTTGCAAATCCATCAAATTCATGCTCAAGATCTTTAATGTTATAATTTAATGTAACACTGATCTTTTGCTTATATAAAAATATTAATTCATGTCCATCTTGGTGATCAGAGCAAGATGAAAGCAGATCCCATATTTTTTTAACTTGTCGATACCTAGCTATTTCGTTTTTTGAATATTCGTCAGGACAGATAGTACAATCACCATTATTTATCCCTAACTTTATTATTAGAAATCGCTCTGGCGACAAAGGGCATATTTCGATTAACTCATTTTCATCGTAATAAATATGAATACCACTCATGCGCAAAGATTTGAGATTTAGTGAAACCTCAAAGGTAGTGATATTTCCATTAGTAATAGATGATGGGAGTTCATCCCATAGACTGAATACTCTATCACGAGACTGCCCTTTAAAAACAAATGAAAACGTCTGTGATATTAAATTTTGTTCAGCACATATTGATGCAAAATCATATACTATCTGAACCATTGGCAGATGAACATGGACAATATCATCAGCATAAACAATATCCTCACTGGACAACGCGAGTAATTGTTTTATACTTTCAAATCTAGCCATTTCAGCCCCCTACATTATCCCTTTTCTAATGCTTTTCGTAAAACCGTTGGTATCTGATTGAATGTTAATTTTCCAGTTGTTGAGTCAAATTCAACCGTTTTAGATGTCAATAAATCAGCATCAAAACTTATGCTCATCCTTTTATCACTGCCGCGATAACGAACTAACGCTTTCAAACCGGTGTTATCAATGCTAACACGTTCACTTAAATTGTACGGTTCATTTTGTGCCACATTAAGTAGAAGATGCTCATGTTCAGGAAACAAATGTCTGCCTAAAACTTCGAGACTGATTTTCCCATCATCATCCTTATGCTTTTTACAAAAATCCTCTGCCAATTCTAGCTTTTCATTTATTATTTGTGGTTCACTTTCATGAACTAATTGCAGGCAATGTTTGATAGCATCAACTAATCCTTTAGTTTCAATTTTAGCCTGAGTGAATTCTTCGCAACCTATGAAATCTTTAAAGTAATCACGAATTTCGCTTGCACGCCCTACTCTAAAAGATATATATCTTTCATCTATTTCATCGTTCCAATCATTAAGTCTTATTCTTGCTGCAAGATGCAATTTATCAAGATCAAGTCTATCAATAAGCTTGAACGATAGTTCCTCTAGAGTAAAACCTTTTGTTTCGAGAAGAGTAATAACCGATAAATAGTGTTTAGAACCGAATGAGTGATGAAAAAACACAATATATGTTGGCTTCGCTATTTTACCAGCGCCTTTATTCATTTCACCCTCAAGAATTCTAGCCAAATCAATTGACATTTGAGTGAAGTCAGGGAAAGAAAAAACATCATCATTGATGGAAGAATATCTTTCTAAAACCTGTTCAAATCTAGGTTTTCCGCTAACTTGGCTAAAAGTTCCTGTCTGTAATCCGGTCTTATTAAATAAGCTTAAAAGACTACTAACAACATCAGTAGTGAGCTCATCTATATCATTCTCTTGAAAGCGCTCTATTAACAT